ATATCATGAAAGAAGAATCATCTTATAAATTAAATGATATAGGATTAAAATATGCTAAATTAGGTAAAGTCGAATATAATGGCTCATTAGATAAACTATTTAAAGACAACCCAGATAAATTTATTGAATATAATCTTCGAGATGTTGAAATTATTGAGGCTTTAGAAAACAAATTACAATTTATCAAATTAACAGTTTTAATATGCCATTTATGCCATGTACCTTATGAATCAATATATTATAATACAGTATTAAATGAAGGTGCTATATTAACATATTTAAAACGTAAAAATATAATATCACCTAATAAACCAACAACTACAAATAAAAATATTAAAGAATTAAATATAGGTGATGAAGTACAACACCAGCGAGGAACTCCAACTGTTGAAGGTGTGATTACTTATATAGATGAAACAACTAATAAAGCTCAAGTTAGGACTAAAGCTAATACTTTAAAAGAAAGAAGTTTAAAATCAATAAGAAGAAAAGAATCATACGCTGGAGGATATTTATTAGAACCTAAACCTGGATTATACTCATATGTAAGTGATTCTGACTTTACTAGTCTATACCCAAGTATTATTAAATCTTTAAATTTAGGGATTGAAACATTAATAGGTAGAATTGTAACTAAAACTAATTATGAACAATATAATTCTTTAGAAAAATTAAAAGAAAAGGATCCTGAAGAAATAATTCATTTAGAAAAATTAGATATTAAAACATATAATTTAAAACCTGGTAAAGTTAAAATAAAAGATTTAATAGAATTAATTGAAGAAAACAATTGGTCAATATCAGCTAGTGGAGCATTTTATAGAAATGATATTAAAAGTATATCATGTGAAGTATTGGAAGATTGGTTTGGAAAACGAGAACATTATAGAGGATTAAAAAAACAAGCAGGTAAAAAAGAAGATTGGGAAAATTATAAATTATATGATTTGTATCAAATGGCATTTAAAATCTTACAAAATGCACTTTATGGTACTTATGCTATAAATGGATGGAGATATACTGATGGGTATAAAATATGTTCTGCTTCTATTACAAATAGTGGTCAACGATTAGTTAAATCTAGTATAATTTATGCTGATAATTTAATTGAAGAATATATTAATACAGATGTAGAAAAATTAAAAAAATTACTAAATTTATAACAGAAACTAATAATAATTATTCTATTATATCTAAGGTATGTAGGGATATTTTTTCTCAAACTAATGATTATAAATGGAAATATAAATAATATGGAAGATTTCAATCCTAAATATGTAATTGCTAGTGATACAGATAGTATGTATATCTGCTTAGAATTACTATTAAAAAAATTATACCCTAATTTGAACGAAATGGATGAAGATGAAAAAATTAATAATCTAATTAAAATATCTAAACATCTTCAGGATAAATTTAATGAAAACTTAAGAGATATATCAAAACGAGTTTTTAATATTAATAAAAAACATTATTTTGAATTAAAACAAGAAGTAATAGTTAAAAGAGCATACTGGTCAGGTAAACGAAGATATGCTATGTGGGTTGTTAATAAAGAAGGTGTACCAATACCTGCTGACCATAAAGATGCTTTTGATATGAAAGGTTTAGATATAATGAAATCTAACTTTCCTCCATTATTTAGAGATTTTGGTGAAAATTTAATTAAAAAAATTCTATTTGATACTCCTAAACCTGAAATAGATAAATTTATTTTGGATTGGAAAAAATCATTAGATTTAATAGATTGGAAAAAATTATTAAAACCTACTGGTCTAAAAAAACTAGATGAATATATTAGTAAAAAACCAGACGCAGGTGAAATATTTTCTAAATTAGCTTTAAAATGCCCTGTTAATACTAAAGCAGCAATATACACAAATGACCTATTAAAATTTAAAAAACTAAATAAAAAATATCAACAATTCCAGATAGGTGATAAAATGTATATAGCTTATTTAAAAGAAAACCCATACCGAATAGATGTGTTAGGAATTAATGGATATGATGATGCTCCTGAAATTTTAGAGTTTGTTGAAAAATATATTGATAGAAATCAAATGTTTGAATCTGTTATTAAAAATAAAATAGAAAACCTATTTGCTGATTTAAATTGGGGTATGCCTATATTTAATGAAAAAGTAAATAAATTCTTTAAATTCTAATTTGGCTAATTAAAAAACATTAATTATATTAATATTATATGATAGAAAAATTAACCTTAATATCAGTCATTTCAAAATATTACCTTAATGGAATGGTAGAGGCTGTTCGTTGGGATATAAAAGATAAGAACTTAAATATCAAATTTACAGCTCCATCTAAAGAAATGATAGGTAATATAACTTATAAAAATATACCTCTTGAAGATTCCATAATAGGAATAAGTAATACTACTCAATTAAATAAATTATTACATATAACAAGTGGTTATTTAGATTTAAAATACACTAAACAAAATAAATTATTTACTAAACTTATTATATCTGATAAACAATTTACTGTTAATTATGCTTTAGCAGATTTAATGATTATACCTAAAAGTGGTGATTTAAATGGTGATATTTTATTTAATATTGAAGCAAAATTAGATAATGAGAGTATAAGTGCTATTGTGAAAGCAAAAACAGCTTTATCTGAAAGTGAAACAGTATTAATTAAACCAACATTAAATGATGATGGTGATTATCAAATAGAAATGGAATTTGGAGGTAATATTGAATACGCTAATAAAGTATCATTTTTTATTCCAAATATAATGACAAATAATGTACCTGATAATTTTAAAGTTTATTATAATTCAAACATGATTAAAGAAATTATGTATTGTAATAGAGATATGGTATTAGGAAACATATCTATAAATTTAGATGGTTTAATGAAATTAGAATTTGAAAGTAAAGATTTAAAAAGTACTTATTACCTTGTTGCTAAGGAAATATAAGATCATATATTTATATCAAATAAAAAGTTATATAAAATGAAGTTACAAGCAGTGTACAATGCGGTTATCATAAAACCGTTTAATGAAGAAGAAATCAAATACGGAAGTATTATCGTCCCAGATCTTGGAAAAGAAAAAAATCTTAGCGGAACTGTAGTTTCTGTAGGACCAGGCCAATATTCACTTACTGGTACTCTTATCCCAACTGTACTTAAAGAAGGACAAAAAGTTATATTACCTCAAATGGGCCCCGTGAAAGTAGAACATGATGGTGAAGAATATTACGTATGCCCAGAAAATCAAGTATTAGCAATTTTAAACGATTAAAATAAGTTATATGAGTAAAATTATAGAATTCGGCCCAGAAGCTAGAAAAAAATTATTTAATGGAGTTGAGAAATTATCCAACGCTGTTACATCAACTTTAGGCCCTAATGGTCGTAATGTTGTTATTTCAAAACCAGGTGAATACCCAGCTAGTACAAAAGATGGAGTTACTGTAGCTAAATCAATAACACTTGAAGATCCAATTGAAGAATTAGGTGTACAAATGGTTAAACAAGCTGCTATTAAAACAGCAGATACAGCTGGTGATGGTACAACTACATCAACTTTATTAGCGACCGAAATGGTTAGACAAGGTTTAACGCATTTAAGTAACGGAGCTAACGCGGTAGAAATTAAACGCAGTATAGATGCCGCTGTTAAAGATGTCCTTGAATTTATACGCACACAAATTAAAGAAAATATATCATCTGAGGAACAACTAAAACAAATTGCTTCCATCTCAGCAAATAACGATCCTGAAGTAGGAGAATTAATTGCTACAGCTATGGAAAAAGTAGGTCGTGAAGGTGTTGTTCATATTGAAGAATCAAAATCAGGTGAAACATATCTTGAAACAGTAGAAGGTATGCAGTTTGATCGTGGTTATAAATCACCTTATTTTGTTACTGATAATAACTCAATGACTAGTACTTTAAATGATGTTTTAATTCTTATAGCAGATAAAAAATTCACTCAAGTAAAAGAATTATTACCTATACTTGAAGCTGTATCTCAACAAAATAAATCTTTACTTATTGTAGCTGAAGATGTTGAAGGTGAAGCATTAGCTACACTTATTGTAAATAAAGCTAGAGGTATATTAAAAGTAGCGGCTGTAAAAGCTCCTGATTTTGGTGATCGTCGTAAATTGATTTTGGAAGATATGGCTATTTTAACAGGTGGTCAAGTGTTTAGTACTGAAAAAGGTATGAAATTAGATAAATTTAGTTGGGATTGGTTTGGTAAAGCACGTGTTGTAACAATTACTAAAGACACTACTACTATTATTGATGGTAAAGGAGATGAAAATTCTGTATCACAACGTATAACAGAACTACAACAACAAATTGAAAATTCAAAAACACCATTTGAACAAGAAAAATTACAAGAACGTTTAGCTAAATTTATAGGTGGTGTAGCAATTATTCATGTTGGTGGAAATACTGAAACCGAAATGAAAGAAAAGAAAGATCGTGTAGATGATGCTTTACATGCTACAAAAGCAGCCATTGAAGAAGGTATTGTACCAGGTGGTGGAGTAGCATTATTACACGCACGTAATGGTATTAAAAACCGTGATACTATTGGCTCTAATATAGTTTGGCATGCTTGCGCAGCCCCACTTAATAAAATACTTAAAAACGCAGGATATGAAGATTTAGCAATATTCCAAGTTATAAGTGATACTAACAACAGTGAAAATTGGAATGGTTGGGATTTGAAAGAAGAAAAATTAACCAACATGAAAGAAGCAGGAATCATCGATCCAGCCAAAGTAACCCGTTGCGCTCTTGAAAATGCAGCATCAGTAGCAGGAACCATTTTGTTAACAGAATGTACTGTTGTTGATAAACCAGAAGAAAAGAAAGCAGACGAAGGATTTGGAGGTATGGGAGGAATGTTTTAAATTTAGTTAAAATAAGTTATGAAAGAACATACATTGTGGGTCGAAAAATACCGTAGTAAAACATTAAATGATTATGTTGGTAATGAGCAAATAAAACAAGCTATTTCCCAATATTTAAGTCAAAATGATATTCAAAACTTCTTATTTTTCGGCCCATCAGGTACTGGTAAAACAACATTAGCAAAACTTATTGTTAATAATCTTAATTGTGATTATCTTTATATTAATAGTAGTGATGAGAGAGGTATTGATACAGTTAGGGAAAAAATAACAGGATTTGCTTCAACAGCATCATTTAAACCTCTTAAAGTAATAATATTAGATGAAGCTGATTTTTTAACGATACAAGCACAAGCATCACTTAGAAATATAATCGAAACATATTCTCGTTCTACTCGTTTTATAATGACTTGTAATTTTATAGAACGAATTATAGATCCACTTCAATCACGATGTCAGGTATTAAAAATAGTACCTCCAACTAAAAGTGAAGTTGCTAGACACGTAGCTAATATATTAGATACAGAATCAGTTGAATATGATTTAGATGCTTTAAAAATAGTAATAAACCAATTTTATCCTGATATTAGAAAAATATTAAATACATGCCAATTAAATACAATTGATAATATTTTAAAAATTGATAAATCTATATTAGTATCATCTGGATATCAAAGTAAAATATTAAATGAATTAAAAAAACCATCATCTAAATCATTTAATGTAATACGTCAAATAATAGCTGATTCTAACATTAATGATTTTGAAAGTACATATAGGTACTTATATGATAATATAAATGAATATTCTCAAGGAAATGAAGGTATAATTACTGTAATATTAGAAGAATATCTATACCATGCTAATTTTAGAATAGATAAAGAAATTAATATAATGGCATGTGTGTCAAAACTATTACAAACATTAAATAAAAAAGTATTATAAAATGAAAGACCAAGTAAAATTAAACATCGATTTAAAAGCAACACAACCAGTTACATCATCTGAAGGTAATAGTGTATTTGCTGAAGGAGTAATTCTAAGGAAAGTATCTAAATTTTTAGCCGGTACATCAGAAGATGGTATAATACCAATACCGGTATTTTATGATATAAAAAGCGGTAAAATCTTAATTGAAACATTACCTAAAGAACTAAGAGAAGAATTTAAAAATGAAAATATTTGATTGGTTAACACAAATTACTGTTAATAAAAAATCTTGGAATTCATTCTCAGAGGATGATAAATTATCTTTTAACCCATATATGATTCATAGATACTTGTCTATGGAAAAGGATTATATTGATATAGTAAATTACATTCAAGTTATACCTTATACAGAAAAAGAAAAAATATATAAAATTTACTGCAATATGATTCCTAAGAAAAATATATTTTTAAAATATATTAAATCATCTTCCAAGAAAAAAATACCAGATTCTGTGCTTCAATTTATAGCTAAAGAATATACTTGTTCATTAGGAGAAGCAGAAGAATATTCTCATATTATAGGTAAAAATGGTATAATTAGTATTTTATACAAACATGGTGTAGATGAAAAAGAACAGAAAAAACTATTAAAAGAAATTACAATATGACAAAAAACAACGAAGTATACCCTTATCCCACAACCGAACCTTTTACCTCAATTGAGGTTTTTGAACAAACATATCCTGAATTGGCTAAAGAATTTAAGCAAATTCAAGAGGAACAATATGAATTGTTTGCTGAAAAAATGCTTGATTATGGTATAGAAAATATTGCTTTAGGATCTGATTTATCAAATTTTGAAGATGTAAAACTTTCTCTTACTGGTATTTGGCTTAGATGTAATGATAAAATCAACCGTTTAAAAAATATTTTAAAGCGTGGTGGTAAAAATTATGTTGAAGGAGAATCTATGATAGATAGTTTTATTGATATTGCTAATTATGGAATCATAGCCCAATTAGTAGCTAAAGAAAAATGGAAAAAATAATTTGGCTTTATTAAAATAATACCATATTTTTATGGTATGGAAAAAATAAATGAAAGTCAATTATCTAATGCTCGTGAAAAATTCATGAATAAAAGAATTACTTTCAAAACAAAAAATAGTAGTTTTGGACATGGTACTTGTCAGTTTTTAGGATATAATCAATATTTTCCTTCTTGGGAACTACAAATTACAGTTGACAGAACTCCTTATCAACACGTTATTTTTGAATCTATTAAATTAGTTGAAGACAAGGGTAAATAATTTTGAAATAATAAACAATCTGCTTACATTCGAATCTAGGATAATGATTAAAATAACTATAGATAAAATGAAACTAATAATAAATAAAGGACAAAAATTATGGTTCACAAGTGATACACACTATAACCATTCAAATATCTGCTCAGCTACTACAAAGTGGACTGGTGCTGAAAATATGACTCGTGCTTTTAATTCATTGGAAGATATGAATAAAACATTAGTTGAAAATATAAATTCATGTGTTGAAGAAAATGATGTTTTGATTCATTTGGGTGATTGGTCTTTTGGCGGCTTTGATATGATTGAAGAATTTAGAAAGCAAATCAAGTGCAAAAATATTCACCTGGTATTAGGTAATCACGATCATCATATCCAAAACAACAAGAATAATGTACAATCTCTGTTTAGTTCTATTCACGAATATTTGTATTTGGATTTGAGAATACCAGCTGGAAAAGAAGTAAACAAATTTAGAATGGTTTGTATGCATTATCCTCTAGCTAGTTGGAATGGAATGAATGATGGTGTTGTTCACCTTCACGGACACGTTCATCTTCCTAAAGATCTTAGAGTGGCTAAAGGTAAAGCAATGGATGTTGGTGTTGACGGAAACGATCTATACCCAATTGAATTGTTTCAAATATTGAATATTATGAAAACACAACCGGTTATGAGCTTGTCATTGCCAAAAGATCATCACGTTAAAAGAGTAGCACCAGTTGAAGAAAAAGGAGGACATTATGGATGTTAGTAAATTACAAGAATTTCTTGAGAGTGAAGAAGGACAACGTTCTATGGATAAATGGGCTATGGATCTTGCAAATAAACAAGAACATCTAAAACGTTGGGTTGAAAAGTTTAAAAAGTGGGCAGAACCAAATATAGATGCTGCTTTAGAAATACTAATCACCAAATATGACTCTTCAGAATATATTGATCGAGAATATAAAATAGGATATGAACCAAGAGAAGAATTTCTTTGGTTAGCTTTCGAGTATGCTAGACTATATTGTAAACCTTGTGAAGATGAAAAATATTTTAATA